TCGATTCCGCCGTCCTCCTTACGGAACACCACGTCACGAATGAACTGCCGCTCGGTGAGCGTCAGGCTCTGAAGGTCGTCGATGGTGGGAGGCTTGTCATTGAGCATTTCGATGCGCAGCGACAGCAGCAACGAGACAGAGTCGTCTTTCCCGGCGGCCTTGCCCGACTTCTCTTCGTCTCGGCCGCACAGCACCTTGAACCGAATCGGCATCCCGGTCGGCTTGGAGCGCTCCGGCTCCAGTATCTCACCGTCGGTCGAAGCGGCCCACGCCTTGATGGCCGCGCGCGAAGGCAGGCGAGCATCGAAAACTCGCTGCTTCGGATGAGGCATCTTCACCGTGTCGAGGGTGCTCAGGTCGAGCGACATGAGGCTCTCCTTCGCACACGAGGGACAGGAGTCCTTGTACGGGTAGTCGTCTCCGAGCGAAACGCGCCGAATCGCGAGGATGAGAAACACCCGGTCGCCGACCAGCATGTCCGGCACCGCTGAGGCAATCGCCCCCTTGTCCGTGATGGAGCCCAACCGCCCGATGCACGAGACGAGAAGCTGATTCATCTTCTTGGTGTTCGGAATCTTGCCGTTTGCGAGCATGTCCTCGTCGCGTCCGGTGATTTCGTTCAACAGCACGTCGGTGTGCAACACCCCCGACGAGTCGAGGTACCCGCAGGGCAGCTCGTAGACTCCGATGGTGGACTTCGGCTCGCGGAGCTGAGCCTCGGTCATCATCGAAATGGTGCTGTCGGTCGCCGACTTCTCCGACGGCTTCTCTGTTTCTGTTCCGGCCATTGTCATTCCCTCTCGAACAGCGCTGAAGCTTCGTTTTCGAACATGCCGATGAGCCCCTTCAGGGCGTCGGTCACCGTGGAACCACGCCGGTCCACCAGCTCCTTGAAGCGGCTGTAGATGCCCGACTCGACCCAGACGTTAACCTTCACATCCGTGCCCACGTCTTGGTACTGCGCGAGGTCGTCAAAGCGGTCGGGGTCCGAGACGTACTTCGTCATCAGGAACCGCACGAGCCCGGCCATGCTCTTGAACGAGGTCTTCTCGCTCTCATCGTGGAGCCGATCGTAGAGCTTCTTCGAGACCCAGAAGTTCACCGGTCGCTTCATCTGACCCGGCTCGACGTACCGGCTCGCACTGTCCATCGCCAGCTCGCAAGTCCGGCAGAGCACGATGCCGTTCGAAGGCGTGAGTTTTCCGCCCGCCACATCAGGAACAACCATACGCGCGCGCAAGCGGTCTTCGCTGCCACAGTTCGCGCACTTCCCACGAGCCTCCGCCAGCACCACGCTTTCCCATGCGCGTTGGGTGTCTCCCCTGACGACCTCCAACTCGCTCTTCGGAGCTTCCGCCTCCTCCGCTCGTCCTTTGGTCATCGTCAAGCTCCCGTCCGTGTGTCGAGGCTTCGACGCCTCTTCGTTGGCGCTGTTGGTGTCCATGTCCGAGTTTGTACCTCAGCAGGGCAGTAGGGTCTACTGTCGAGTTGATGTACTAGAATGCAGAACGCCCGCCAAGCGTCTGGCGAGCGTTGGACGACCGGAGGGGAGGGTGGGCACCGATTCGAGCCTTGGAGGGCTCGGGAGGGGCCTTCCGAGGGCTACTTCAACTGGGCCAGCGCCCACGCGTAGTCGCGGTCGTAGGCTGCGTCGGCGGACTCGTGACGGGTGCGATGCTTGTCCGGAACGGCGGTGTACCCCGGCGCAAGGCTGGGGAAGACCGCGCGCATCGGACGACCGAGCGGAACCGGGTAGGCCCCGACGTTGGCGGAGGTGGTTCCGCCTGCGCCGCCGGAGGTGGTCTGTTCCTCGCGACGGGTCAGAAGAGCGGCGACATCCAGCGTTTCCCAGTGGCTCATGGCGGCAGTGTACCTCAGGAGGCGAGAGAGATCTCTTCGAGGCGCTCCACAGCAACATCCAGCTCCATCATCGAGATTTGACCGGAAGAAGCATCGTGGTCGGAGGCCGTCTTGTACCTCGTGGGAATGCAGCCTTCGAGCAGCCACGCACGCGCAGGGAGCTTGGCATACGTCTCGAACGGCCCGATGGCTGTGGAAGCGAGACCGGCCGCCGCGACGACGGCTGCTGTTCCGGCGGCGCTGTTCTGCCGACCCCCAGTCCCCGACAAGAGCCCCACGTTGCCTGCGACGGCGAGGGCCATGCCGACCAAGTCCCGGCTACCGTCGGCTGCGGGCTTCGCAAAGGGCTGTTGCTTGAAGTATTGAACCAGCACCAAGTCACGTCGGGGCGTCGGACCTCCCAAGCTTCCAATCCCCAAAGCGCTGGACAGACCGATTGCCGATGAGGCCGTCGAGCCTCGAAGCGTTGCGTAGGTCCAACGCCAAAAGTCGGCGTCGTAGAACTTCGCCCCACGCGTCATCGAGAGGACCCCGACCTCACCCCGCTTCACGACCTTTTTGCCGAACAGGTTGTTCCCTTCGTTGATGTCGTAAGTCTCCAGCGTCATCTCGGGAGCGGAGATGGAATGGAAACCGAAGAGGGGAACGAACACGGGAATCGACAAGGGCTCAATGGGAGCCACGTCCATCAGCCAGAACGCGGAGTCCTGTAGAAAGTCGCTGAGGATGTTTCGAGCCAAAGTTCACCTCTGAAAGACGAAGAGCGCCGTCGTACCTACTGTACGACAGCGCCCGCGTCACGTCCCGAGAGAAGCTCTGGACTACGGAGCCAGCTCTTCGACTTCGAACGACTCGTAGGCGAAGTCGATCTCCATGATGGAGATCTCGCTCGCGGTCGCGTCGAGGTCGCCCGCAACCTTGTGCCGCGTCGGGAAGGCTTCCTTGACGTGGTAGATGCGCGCCGCCGTGTCGAGGTTGATGCCTGCGAGGTTCACGGTGCCCTGCGCCGGGTACTCACGGGTCAGCGCCTTGTCGCGGTGGTAGTGCGAGATGCCGAGGTCCGCGCGGTACTCGCCGCTGCCCTCGATGACCACCCGCAACCACTTCCAGAAGGAAGAGTCCGAGCGGGTCACTCCGCGCTGCATCGTGATGTCGGAAACGGTCGGGTTGCCGGGCTGCTTGCGGGTGTAGATGTAGCCACCCTCCCGGTACTCGACCGCCTCCACCGTCGCCTCGGGCGTGGTGACGCTGGAAAAGCCCGCCTGCGCCTTCCCCGACTGAACCGTGGAGTTCAGGTTGAGGTCCGCCGCCCCGCCAGCCGCGATGGTCGCGTTGACGTGGAAGCGCATCGAGTGGAGAAAGTCTGTCTGTTGCGGACGAGCCATGTGTGTCTCCTTGCGAGTTCAGACCCGAACTGCGGTTACGACTCGCGGCGAGCAGTGACGACGAGTTCGCCGACGACACCCGTGTGAGCGCTCGGCAGGAGGAACAGACCGATGAGCGCTCCCGGAGTGAGCACCTGCGAGGCGTTGCCGGTGAGGGGCATGGCGATCTTGCCTGCGACCGAGGTCAGCGCCGAAGCCGTGACGGCCGTGCCAGCGCCCGCCGCCTGCGGCCACATCTGGAGCGACGAGCCCGGCACCACGCCCGAGATGAGCAGGTAGGCATCGACGATGCGCATCTTGTACGGCAGCGCGTTGGCCGCGAAGACCGGGATGTCTGTGGCCGAGACCGTGGTGAACGCCTTCCGGAACTCGACTTCGACGGCGGCGACAGCGGTGGCAGCGACCGGAGCCACGTCCGCAGCCTCGATGGCACCGACAGACGCGAGCCCGGAAGCCAGCTCGTCAGCCGAGAGCGTGACCGCGACGGTCACCTGCGAGGCGGCGGCAGCCTGTTGCAGCCCCGCCATCGAGGAAATCTGAGAAGTGGAACGCTCCGTGGTCACCGACCCACCGACCGGAATGGTCGTGTAGAGGTCGTTGATGTTCACGGGAACGGTGTCGATGTTGGTGACGACGATGGTAGCCATTTTGTTTGCTCCTCAGAAGGGTGGAAGTGTAGCGCCGAAACGGAGTGCTGCCTACTGCGAGGTCTTCTGCTGGAAGCGGAAGCGGACGAACTCGGCAGGCTTGTTCGGCGCGATGCCGATGTCGATGATGACCTGTCCGTTGTTGACGCTCTCGGGCGGGTTGTTGCTGTCGTCAACGATGACGAAGAACGCCTGAGCGGGTGAATTGCCTGCGAAGTAGTTCTCGTTGAAGAGCGCCTTGAGGAACCCTTCGATCTGGGCCTTGATGCGCGTCCAGAGACCGGGGCCGTTGTTCTCGAAGACGATCCAGTGGGTCGCTTCGAAGATGCTCTTCTCCAAGAACATGAAGAGGCGACGGGCGTTGATGTAGCGCCACTCGCTGGTCGGCGAGATGGTCCGCACACCCCAGACGGCGAGGCCGGTCTGAACTCCGGTGACGAGCGGGTTGATCTTGTTCGGGTACACGAGGTCGCGCTCACCTTGCGTGGACTCGTACTCCAGCCCGAGCAGGAAGCGCAGCGCGCCGTCCACCGTACCACCGGGGCTCTTGCCGACGTTCCGGTTGTTGTCCGTGCGCGCGTACACGCCCGCGATGTGGCCCATCGGAGGCATGAGCTTGGGACGGTTGTTGGAGAGCGGGTCCGAGACCTTGATCCACGGCCAGTAGAGCGCAGCCCACATCGACATGCGGCCGAAGTCGTGGCGGAACCAGTCCACGGCCTCCTGCGGGTCGCTGCCCATCGGCACGGTGAGGATGATGAAGCGGTCGCCACCTGCGGGCTGGCCCGAACGCTCTTCCGCGTAGTCGATGAGCTGCCCAGTCACGGTCACGTTGCCGGGGAAGTCCGGAATGACGACCTGCATGAGCTGGTCAACCTTGTTCAGCGCGTAGAGACCCTTGCTCGGAGTCTTCAGCGAGATGGCGGTGAACTGGTTGATGCCGTAGTTCACGTCGTCGAACGTGCCGTCGGCACCGACCGTGTAGCTCTTGGCGGTGTCGCCGAAGCTTTCGGTGTGGGTCGTCTCTTCGGTGGCTGACCGGTAGGTCACACGCACCAGCGTGCCGCCCTTGACGAGGTAGCCGAGCTTCACGTTGATGATGCCGGATGTGTAGACGATGGAGTTCGGGTTGGCCGGATCGGCGTCGATGTCGCCCGTCATCTTCCCGGTGCCGTTGTCTTTGACGGTACGGACCACGCCGGTCGAGTCCGTGAACGTCAAAACCACGGAGCGAGGGGCGACGGGATTGTCGGAGAGAGTGGCGTTGGTGAGGGTCTGATTGGTGACCAGCTCGTTGCCGCCCGCGATGACCTTCCAGCGCTCGACACCAGTCAACTGGCCGGGTGCTTCGTCGGCTCCGGGCTCCGTCACAGTGATGAGATCGGAAAGCTCGTTCACCACGTCGGCGAAAAACTGCGCCGAAGTGGGGTTCGCGAAGTCGAGTTCCTCGTACGACTCAGCCACGTCGTAGCTGAGCGTCGCGGTGTTCAGCAGCAGAACGTTGAGGTTGAACCGCGAGTAGGTGGCGGTCAACGCGTTGAAGAAGTCCACGTTGCCCGAGACCTGCACCTTCATGTCGTTGCCCCAGCTCCCCTTGGAGATGGGGTTGAGGTCCCAAGCGTTGATCTTGTACGTCGCCAGCACAGGCGACTCGAAGTGCGGCTTGAACCCGGCAATCGTGGTGAAGCTGTACGAGCCATCGGTGAGGCTGATAGCGCCCGGAGCGGTGAGGTACGGACCCGCACCGACGGGGAAAGCTCCCAACCCGTTGTCAGTGATGGTGACGGTCGCGGTTGCCGGGGTGAACGACACCTTCGGCCCCAAGAGCGCGCCGACATCCAACGCCTGCGGAATGTTGGTGCCGGTGTTCTTGATGGAGAAGAATCCAGTCTGGTGGTCGAACGTCGCGGTCGTGGTGTTCGGAAGGGTTCCCACCGTCACGGTCTCGATGCGAGTCGCACCGGGGAAGGCGACAAGAATCGGGGAGGCCGGAACACCTGCGGCGACCGTCTGTTCGATGGTGACGGTTCCACGGACGACCGAGTCCAGCCCACCGTCGAACGCAGGCAACGAGGCGGTCGCGATACGACCCTCGTAGTCCGCCTGCAAGGCGATGAACAGGTTGTTCGTGGTGCCGTTGCGAAGCTTGGCGAGCTGCGAAACGACCGGCGTCCCGAGTGCGCGCCAGCGGAACGAGACCGTGGTGGGCACCAGCGGAGACGCGCCCGCGTTGTCCTTCAGCAGGGAGGTCGCGAGGGTCTTCGAGAAGGTGACGAGGATTCCGTCTCCTGTCTCGATGGTCTGGTCCGTCGTCTTCGACTGAATCTTGCAGTCGGCTGAGACCGCATCCGCCGGAGTCACGCGAACCACGTAGCCGCGCTTGCCGCCGTTCGCGAAGAACGCAGCGATGGACATCGGAAGAAAACTCTCCTTCACGAGGTCCCCGAACTTCCGGGTGAACTGCTCGAAGGACGTGACGAGGGTCGCCTTGTCGGCAGGGCCTCGCTTCGTGTACCCGATGATGCCCAAGTTCGACGTGGACACCCCTTCCACCACTTGGGCAGAGGAGGGAATTTCCTCGACGAATACACCGGGCGACAGAATCTCAGCCATGATCTAGTTCCTTCCAGTCAAACGACCGGGGCTTGCGAATGACGTGTGGACTCCGTTACCGATTCTTGCCGCCATACCCCTTGGACGGTGCCGATGCTGCCGGGACCGGAGGAGCTTCACTCTTCTCTGAAGCAACCGCTGCGGCTGTCGCGACGGCGGCAGTCGAAGCCGCAACCACTGCGGCTGGCTCGGGCGTGATGGCGACCTTCGCCCGAACGAGGAAGCCCTTCTCGACGAGCTTCATGATGCTCGACGAACCTTCGTTCGCCGGGGTCACGTAGAACCACTTCTTCGGAACCACCGACGCGGCAGATCCATCGTTGAGAGTCACCGACAGAGGTCCGCGCGTAGTGTTGTAGTAGTCGCCCATGTTCAAAGCCTCTGCATCTTCACGGAACGTCCCGTGGCGGTCGAGTGGATCTCCGGGTCTGCGAGGTCGCATTCTGCCTCAACCCGAAGTGTTACGGCAAACGCAATCGTGCGGTCTGAAATATCCGCCACGTCGTCGAGCATACCAAGCGAGTCCATGTACGCCGAGTACGTCCGTTGATCTCCGAGACTGTCCTTCACGTAGACCGCACAGTAGGGCGGGTAGATGCGAAAAACGTAGTCGAGCATCGCGCCAGCGCCCGCTCTGCTTCCCGGTGCTCCGCGTGCTGTGGTCATCAGACTGATGGTGTAGCTGATGTCGAGAGGAATGGCTTGCGCCATCGTCTCCATTCCGGTGAAGCCCTTCTGACCGCCGATCGTTACCTCACGCGCGCCGTAAGCTGGAGCGTTGTACTGCATCGCTCCGGGATGCCAACGCTGCATGGCGGGAGCGATGTCATCACGGCTGACGACGATGCACGGCAGCTTCCACCGTTCGTAAGCGTCCTCCGGGTAGGCGAACGTGACGGGGATGCCGGGCTGACCGGGAGCTGGAGCCACTCCGGGAATCTGAACGAAGTAGTTGGACTCGATGACCGTGGCGCGCATGGTCTCCACAACTCCGCGATCAAAATCGCGAAGAGTGACGATACCTGTTCTTTCTCCACCCGCTCGCTTCGCGCGAAGGGCAGCGTCACCCGTAGCCGTCATCGTTCTCCAGAGTTACTCCGATTCGTCCTCATCTTCATCCGCCGACTCCGACGACTCCTCTGCCGACTTCATCACGGCGGCCGAAAGACCGGCAGTCTTTGCGGCCCCAACCCACGCACTGAGAGCCTCATCATCGGCTTCTTCCGGAATCGGGGGAAGCGTACCAGCTTCGATCATCTCGTCAGCCACAGAGAAAACGAACGCCAGCGCCTCCTCTTCGTCGGTCTCGTACTGCTCGATGAGCGGTTCGAGAATGCCCGACAGGTACAGGTCGAAAACGTCCATCACGTCGTCGCCGCCCTCGTCGTCCTCGCCGTCCTCAGAGAGGAGCCGAGTCATCTGTTCCAGTAGACCGTTCATCTGAGCGTTCATGCGATCTCCTCCAGAAAAACCTTATAGCCGAGATGCGACCCGGTGCTGAAACTTCGCGAATCTTTTCAGGTCAGAGGGAGAAAGTCTCCCAGCCAGCGTGGGAGGCCACTTCTTCCACGAAGACCCCTTCGCGGTCAGTAGCCCAGAAAAGCGCTTGTCCTGCTGAAGCCGCCGCATCACGCTCTGAATCGCGATCCGAATCGAAGGTCGCCAGTGCGGAACTCGCTTGGTGCCTCCGTACCCAAACTCCAACCGAAGCCCGGCGAAACCAACGTCGCTGACAACCTTCGTGTCCACCTTCGTCAGGCTACCTGCTCGGGCATCGACACGAACCCCAGCCTGCTCCAACTCCCGCCGCCAGACAGGCTGATCTTTCTTGCGCTGTTCCTCGATGCTCTTTATCTCGCGTGGAGACGCGCGCCGAGTCACCGTCACCGCTTCGTTTCGCTTCGGAGAATACGGAAGCGTGGATAGGGTCCACGGACTGAACTTTGCCAGCGTCTCGATCGCCTTCGAAATGGGACGGAGCCGAGAACGACGAGGCCGAATGTAGAGCGCCTCTTTCTTCCCGTCGATTTCGACATCTTTCCCCACTGTGGGACGAACGTACACCGCGTAGGTCGCGAGACGTGGCGACCCGACGGTCGCTGTGCGAAACGCACGACGATAGGAGTTCCACGCGACTGCGGTGGGAATAAGCCCCATGAGGTTGCGGTAGGTCGCTTCCGTGGCGAGGTAGGGGGCCATCCGTACCAAGGCGCGCCCGCGCACGCCCCACTCATCAACGATCTGAAGATTCTCAACAGCGAGCTTGTCGTACGTCACCCACAGCGGCGAACCCTGCTTCGGCTGCGCAAGCCTGCGACCCTGCTTTCCGACATTGGTCGCGCGCTTCATTGCTTCGCTTTCGAATCGTAGTAGCGCTCCACCTCAGCAATCGCCTGACTCAGCGTTCGCTGCACTTTCGGACGAAGCTGCTCGGAAGTGAACAACGCTCCGGAAGCGCTCCGGAGGAACAGCTCTGGAGCGACCACCTCAACAGGGTGCAAGTCAGAAAGCAGCTTGGCGTGCGCGAGACAAACTCCGATGACGCGCGCGCGCCCGCGCACGGTGATTCCGTACCTCGACTGCCCGGCACACACAAAGCACTGCTTGTCGAACTCCGTGATGGGGCCGCTGTACTCGTGAAAGTCATCGCCCGCGAGAGGAGAACCGCACTTCGCCTTGGCCGTACAACGAGGTTCAGGAAGACCTCTGTCCCGACCCTCCCAGTAGCGCGAACAGGTAGCGCAAACGGCCGAAAGGCCGCTACGAACCGCCGCTTCTGCGAGGTCAGGACTCAGCGGCATCGCTCAGAGCGACATCTTCGCGGCCTTCACGGCGCGCGTCGCCCTCGAACCGCTGAACTGCTTCATCGCGGTCATGAACATCGCCTTCTTGGTGGTCGCCACCATCTTCAGCATCTTCAGGTACGACTCCACGTCGTCGTCGTTGCTGGAGTCCAGTCCGATCGCCTGCATTCCGAGCAGAAGCTGCTGGATGAGGGGCTTGAGGTTCGCGAGAGGGAGGTCCCCATCCGAAGCCTCGTCAGCAGCCTCTTGCCGCGCATCGGGTCCAGTCACCAGCGCTTCCATTCGCTTCCGCAGCTCGCTCATTTGGGTTCTCCGGTTAAGTGTTGGTGATGCGGCGTTCAGGCGTGAACTCTGTACGACGTTTGATCGAAAGTTTGAAGCCCACAAAGGTCGGGGAATCGAAGAGGTGGCCGTCGTCGTCCACATCGATGATGTCGAAAAAGTACCCCGTGTTCGGTTGCCCAGAAGGGACGTTGTCCACAGCCCACTCATTGAAGAAGGGCGTGTTCCAGATCCTCAGCACGTCGGATTCGTTCGGCTGGGGCGCGCGAATGTCCTCGATGGACTTGCGGGCGATCCAGACCTCCGCTCCGAAACTTGTCCGACCACCTTCCTGTCGAGCCTCGGGAACGCTGTCAGGCCACGAAACGTAGCCCTTCACCCGGAACGGCCCCACGTACACGCGCCCGATGGGCTCGTCGTACAGAGGATCTCGCGTGCCCTTGCTCACTTCGTGCGTCCAGAAGTCGATGTCCGTGCCGAGAATGTTGACGTGCTCCTGCGCGATGGAGTCGAAGAGGTCGTGCTCGCACTCCGGCATCTGGAGCGTGGGAAACTCGTAGGGACCAACCTTCCGCAACGTCGGGTACGGGAGGAGGACGACGGGCTTTCTGGAACTCGAACTGGCCATCGCTCACCTCCATAGGACCACACGGTCCCCGAACTACCCGACGAGGAACCCCATCGGCATCGCGCTGTCGGCAATCTCCTCGGTGAGCTTCTCGATTTCAGCGCTGGCTTCCTCCAGCAACGCAGCTCCGTCCATCGTCACCGTGCCCTGCGCTGTCGGGTAGGAGTCGAACTTGGAGCGGATGCGCCCGAGGTCTTTCTTCGCCAGCGCAAGTGCGTAGCGCTTGAGGATCTCATGGTCGCGCTCCGTCATGTCGTTCACGACCACCGTGTGGCTCGTGTACTCGACGATGACGACCGCGCTGCGATTCGGCTGCGGATAGATGAGAAGGTCGTGACCTTCCTGCCGCCAATCCTGCTCTGCGCTCAGCACCTTCTTTGCGGTCTCGATGTACTGGAGCGTCTGCACGTAGCTCGAATACATGCCGCCAGAGTGCCCCGCGACGTTGAATACGGAGTACGGAATTTGACCGTTCTCTCCGGGCACCCAGTACGGCAACGCAAGGAACGCGAGGTCTGTGGGGTTGTACGAGAACGCCACGTCCACGACCACATCGCAATCGAGCGGCAGAGGATACGAACCCTTTCCTGCGATGGTGTTCATCGTGAAGAACCGACGCCACCCCTTCTTCGCGGCGAACCAACGCTTCGCGTCCTCGATGTTGTCGTGCAGGTGGTCAGCCGTCAGCTCCACTTTGAGCAAGGGAGCCCCGAGCCGCCGAAGCAGCCACTGCTGAAGCTCGGCTTCGTCTTTGAGGACGAACGACTGATACGACATCAGGGCGCTCCTTCAGCTCGATCTTACGTCACTTCTTGCCGGGCGGCTTCTTCCCCGTGGTGGGCTTCGGGGCGGGCGCAGAGGGCTTCGGGGCGGGCGCAGGCTTCGAGATTTCAGTCTCCACGGAGGCCGAAACATCGACAGGAGCGACAACTTCTGCCGCCGCGACAGGAACCAAAGGAGCTGAAGCGGTTTCCTCGTGGGCCTGAACAGCAGCGACCACCTCAGCATCGGTCGTCACGGGCGCACTCGCCGGAGCGAGCACAGGCATGGGCGCGGTCTCCGCAGGAAGCTCAACAAGCAACGAGGGACAGAACCTCGCGTACTTGTCGCCTGCGAGAATCTCCTCGCCCTTCACCAGCCCCACACCGGGAATGAGAACGAACGTCAGCTCAGGCTTCTTCTTGAATCGTCGCATGTGACTCCTTGTGAGCGGCTTCGGTCATTTGCCGAAACATGCCGCGAAGCTCCACCACCTCGTTCGCGAGGGCCTCCACCTTGGCAGCCGCGAGTTCGACCAGCACCAACCACTGCTGGCGTTCTTCGTCGAAGCGCATCTGCTGAGCTGCGAGCTGCTCATCGAGCGTCGCGCCGGGAGGCGGCGGGACCATCTTCAAGGGCTCGGGCCGAAACAAGACCACCGTCGCACCTATGGCTCCGATGGCTTCCAACTCATGCTCCACATCAGCCGCACGTCCCATGAATGCCTCCGTCCGAGTTTCCGCTTGTACCACTTCAGTCCGGGTACGACTTGCTGTTCCAGCGAACCTTCCGGGCGCGCTTGCCGCCGTTCTTCATCACGTAGTCGTCCACGTAGTCCTGAACCTCGGAAGAGCTGAGCTGCTTGCCTGACGCGCGAAGCTGAAGAAGGGCAGCCTTCGCCAGCTTCTGAACGGTCATTCCGTTGTTGTCCCCAACCAGATACGAGTCGTACACCTGACCGTCGATCGGATTCGGCGGGTACACATAGAAGCCCGAGCCGTCGTCGTGAATCTTGACGTGACCCGCGCCCTCGAACAGCGCGTGACGCTTCAGAACTCGAATCACGTTTTCCAGCACAGCGTTGGTCTTCGGGTTCACGGTATCCTCGGGGAAAGGGCTTCAAGCAGTTCGACCCGCCAACCAAAGCGGCTGACGGGTCGAGTGCTTTTCAGAGCTGTCAGCCCAGCCGGATTACAGGTTGGTGACCTTCATCTGGCCGTAGAACTCGGCGCGCAGAAGCTTCTTCGCGTAGCGAGTGCGCATTCCCTTCCGGAACGAGAAGTCGTTCGGGTCGAGGAACGTCGGGGTGACCTGAAGCGGGATGTACGGAGCCCACACGTACCCAGCGTCGAGGAAGCTGCTGCCCTTGAGGCCGATGAGCATCTGGTCGCGCGCGAAGAACGGGTCCTCGTACACGATCCACTTGTTCATCAGCGTCCCGACCTTGTAGATGCCGAACTGGCCGTGCTGGTTCAGCGGGCGGGGCATGTCGGCCGGACCGTACGGGCTCTCAGCACCGGACACGTACAGCGGGCGGAAGTCGCCGTGCGTGGTGAGCTGGCTCAGCAGCGCCGACACCTCGGGGGAGGTGACGATGAAGTTCGCCGGGGCACGCAGGGTCTTCTTGTGGATGAGGTTCGACACGGTCGAGATCTGCGTGATCATCGCGCGCAGGTGGTCGATCTCAGCGATGCCAGCGGGCGGGACCTTGTTGAAGGTCGCGGTCGTTCCAGTCGAAGCTTGGAACAGGTCGCTGATGATTTCGCGGTCGATCTCCAGCGCGATCTCCTGAGCGACAGCCGACACCAGCTCGGTCTCAGCGTCGAGACCGTGGAAGGCGCGGAGGTCTTCAGCGGCTTCCGACGACCAGAGGGCCTTCAGGCGGCGGGGCTGAGCCTCGACCGGTGCCTTCTTCACGTCGAGGTTGATCTGGGCGACCTTGCCCGAGAGTTCCCCGTCGTAGAAGTAGTACGCCTTGATCTGGTTGCCGAGCGTCGGGGCGACCGCGAACCGGAACCCGGACAGCGAACCGTTCGAGTAGTTGAACACGCCACCCGCGTTCACGTCAGTGCCGACGAAGACGCCGCTGCCGTTGTCAGTCGCGGTCTGCTTGACCACGCCGAGAGCATCGACCTCGGAGATGACGACCTTGAAGCCGAGCGAGGTGTTCAGCGGACGAACCGGGTTCCACGCGAGGTTGCCAGCGAGGGCCGCGTTCGCAGGACCGTAGTCCGGGGTCGCGTTGCCGGTGGCCAGAGGCTCACCGTTCACGTACTCCGAACCGTAGTCCTTGTCGAAGTCGCGCGGGAAGACGTTCCCCTGCGTGGTCGCGCCCTTCGTCGAGCCGTACACGTAGTCGAGGAAGAAGACCGCTCCGACCGGTGCCGTCATCGGCTGAACGGAGACGATCTCGTTCGCGATGAGGTTCGGGAACACCCGGCGCAGAACCGGGAAGATGAACTTGGTGAACGAGCCGACGTTCGCCTGCTTGGTCTCCTCGTTCAGGTTCTGGAGATACGTGGACTCGTTCTCCATCAGGATGGCCGTGCAGCCGAGGACGTACCGGTCGTGCTCCGACCGATCGGGCATCCCCTCCAGCAGGTCACGCCACTTCCGAATCAGAGCACCGACGTAGCTCTGGTCGTTGATGGTCTTCTTCGAGTCCTCAGACAGAATGCGTCGAGCTTCAGCGGGCATTGAAATTCTCCTTGGGTTCTTCGTTTGTTGGAGCGGGGTTTCAATCCGCCCGACGTAGGGTTTACTTCCGCAGACCAGAAAGCTTCTTCAGTTCACCGACAGAGAGTCCGAGACCGTTGTAGCTGCCAGAATCCACGGCTCGGCTCGGAGGACTCAACTTCTCTTCGCTGAGGGGCGCATCTTCATCCCCTCCCTTGACCGCTGTGCGAACACGAGCCCGAACCTCTTCCAGCTCGTCGGGGTCGCGAGCCTTCTCTCGGAAACTGTCAACCAGCTTGTCCACATCTTCCTTCGTGGAAAACTCTGAGCTTTCCACCAGCGGCCGGATCTTCGCAGCCTTGGGGTGGTTCGTCAAACGCTGTTCTGCGTAGAGCTTCAGCGCGAGACCTCTCTCGCTGGTGAGAGCTTTGGTGAGAGCCTCTTCCAGCTTGGCGGCGCGAGCCTCGGCGATCTTCTTGCCTTCCTCGATGGCCGCAGTCGCCTTGAGAATCTCTTCCTTGCGAACCTCATCGACCGCCTTCGCGTCGTCGCGCTTCTTCGTCAGCTCCTTGCGAATTGACTCGACCTTCGACTTCAGCTCGTCCACGTTCGCGAACGCCTTCACGTCGCCGACGAACTTGCGAATCGAGTCCGCGTCCGGGTCGCCGACGAGAGTGCGCTCCATCCAGAACTTGTAGCCCGCCTCTTTGGCGATGTTGGCGAGCTTGGAGTTTTCCTCCTCCAGCTCAGAGAGCTTCAGGTCGCGCTCGGCGAGCTGATTCTTCCACTTCTGAATCTCAGCATCCTTCGCCTCGACGACTGCCTTCGAGTCGCCTTCCAGCATGAAGGGACGAACCAAGTCCTTCACCTGATCGAGGATGTGCTTCGCGCCCGCGACCTCAGGGTCCGCCGCCATCTCAGCTCGAAGTTGCTCGCGAACCTCCGTCTTCATCTTGACGATGTTGGCGAGAACGTCGCGAGAGAACTCTTCGCGAACGCCGTCCGCTTCGGTGCCAGCGGTCGGCTTCTTGTCGGTGGCCATGACGATGCGCGCGAACTCGGCGGCCTGCTTCTGCTCTTTTTCCTGTTCGGCGTTCATGTCCACTCCCTCGAAAATCAGGTTCGTGCTCTCGGTGTGAACATCAGGGTAGGCATCCGAATCAGCAGGTTCGGCAACGAAGTCGAACGTCACGAGCTTGTAGTCCGACTGGACCACTTCTTCGCCCTTGTCGTTGGACTTGGTCGAACCGTACCCGCGTGAACTGACGCCGACCTTGCAGCCCGAATTGAGCAATGCTGCAAGGTTCTTCCCCGCTTCAGTCGGAAGAATCTCAGCCTCTCCGATGACGAGGCCGTCCTTCCCAACTTTCAAAGACGTGACGAGGTGACTGACCCGCTGAAGCGACGTGCGACCGTCCGCAGGATGGTCCATCTCTCCGAAGACCCGGCGCTCGTTGAACGCCTTGCCCAGACGACCGATCTCTTTCGTCCAGACGCCTTCCGGGTAGACCCGCTTGTTCTCGGTTGCCACGCCGCACTTGGCAAACTCACCCTTCACGCGGACCTTGCCGTCGCCGGTTCCCTCATCGAGAGACAGACGCACAAAGCACACGTCTCTCAGCAGCTCGCGGTGCGCGGTCGGCTTCGAAGTCGTGTCGTTGGTTGAGATTTGCATCAAGACCGTTTCCACCTGAAGTTGCTCTTGAACGGGGTGTACTTCAAAGCCGATCCAATTTCACCCGACTTCTTGACTTTCCGCTTCTTCTTGAAGGGGGACGGCTCGTGTCCAACCAGTTCGAGCCGCCCGCTTCTGTACGCCGTCCTTCTCTTTCGCCAAGCCTCCAAGACATCCCGAGCCTCATCGATGAGTCGCTGAAGCTCGTTTGACATCCCAGACCTCGGCGGCGTCACCTACTTCTTGGTCTTCTTGAGCGAGTCTTCCTTGTCGCCGGGGACGCTCTCTTCCTTCTCGTCCTCGTCGTCGTCCTCGGAGTCGTCCTTGGCCGCGATCTTCTTCTTGATGAAGTCGGGCATCTTGCCCTCCTCCTTCTCGTCGTCGTCGTCCTCGTCCTCGTCCTCGTCCTCGTC